CTGAAGGTGGTTATGAGTTGCGTGGATTGCAACAAGCTATAGGAACACCAATCACATCACCATATGCTCTTACTGTTGCTGGAACTTTTTATCCAATAATTAGTCTTAGATTAAAATCATCTCCAGACCGTTTAGATGCTATTGTAATCATGACTGCTCTTTCTTTGATGGGCGTTAATAATGGAATTAATTACAATTGGCAGGCAATAGCATCAGGAACTACTATTGGAGGAACCTGGATAAGTGCTGGTGATGATAGTGCAGTTGAGTACAAACTGGACGGAACTGGCATAACTGGAGGTAGAATATTAGCCTCTGGATTTTTCAATTCAGCAAATCAAGGTTCTCCAACTGTTGATATTCTTAAGGAAGCACTATTCAAGTTCCAGTTAGAAAGAAATGGTTTCACTGGAACTCCTTACGAACTTACACTTGTTATTGCAGCATCTCCAATATCAAGTAGTGAAGAAGTTTATGCTTCAGTGGACTGGGAAGAAATTAGTAGGTAATTTTTTATGAGTAATGATGTTTATTTGGGTAATCCTCTTCTTAAGAAGGCGAATACCCCTATTGAGTTCACTAAAGAACAGATTGAGGAATACATTAAGTGTAAAGAAGACCCTGTTTACTTTGCACAAAACTATGTACAGATTGTGACCTTGGACCATGGTCTTCAACCATTTAAGACTTATGAATTCCAAGAAAAGCTTATCAACAACTTCCACAATAACAGATTTAACATCTGTAAGATGCCACGACAGACAGGTAAGTCCACTACTTGTGTATCTTATCTTTTACATTATGCTATTTTCAACGATAGTGTTAATATTGGTATCCTAGCAAACAAAGCCACGACAGCTCGTGAATTGTTAGGTAGACTAGCAACAGCATATGAGAATCTTCCTAAGTGGATGCAACAGGGTATTCTTGTATGGAACAAAGGTAACATTGAATTAGAAAATGGCTCAAAGATACTGGCTGCTTCTACGTCTGCAAGTGCTGTCCGAGGCATGTCGTTTAACATTCTCTTCCTCGACGAATTTGCGTTCGTTCCAAACCATATTGCAGATGCCTTCTTTGCATCTGTTTATCCTACTATTACTTCTGGTAAATCAACGAAGGTAATCATCGTCTCTACCCCACACGGTATGAATCATTTCTACCGTATGTGGCATGATGCAGAAAAAGGTAAGAATGAATATATACCAACAGACGTTCATTGGTCTGAAGTCCCTGGTAGGGATGAGGTCTGGAAAGAACAGACTATCAAGAACACGTCTGAACAACAGTTCAAAATCGAGTTTGAGTGTGAGTTCCTTGGTTCTGTCGATACACTGATTGCACCCAGTAAACTGAAAAGTCTTGTATACGATAACCCAATCAAACAGAGTGCTGGATTAGATGTTCATGAAGAACCAAAGTCCGACCACGACTACGTGGTTACTGTTGATGTCGCTAGAGGTGTTGGAGAAGACTACTCTGCATTTGTCGTCGCTGATATCACAACTTTTCCCCATAGGATAGTAGCAAAGTATCGTAATAATACTATCAAACCGATGTTGTTTCCCAACATTATTTGGGAGATTGCAAAGTCATATAACAATGCATTCATTCTCTGTGAGGTCAATGATATCGGAGACCAGATTGCATCAATTCTACAATATGACTTAGAATATCAGAACCTACTCATGTGTGCAATGAGAGGTAGAGCAGGTCAGGTTGTTGGTCAGGGTTTCTCTGGAACAAAGACGCAACTTGGTGTCAAGATGTCAAAGACTGTCAAGAAGATTGGTGCACTTAACCTCAAGACAATGATTGAGGAGGATAAACTCATATTCAATGATTATGAGATTATTTCAGAACTGACAACATTTATCTCTAAGGGAAATTCATTTGAGGCAGAAGAAGGTTGTAATGACGACCTTGCTATGTGTCTGGTCATCTATGCCTGGTTGGTTGCCCAAGACTACTTTAAAGAGTTGACTGACCAGGATGTTAGAAAGAGATTATATGAAGAACAGAAGAACCAGATTGAACAAGACATGGCACCATTTGGTTTTATGAATGATGGTATGGATGATGGTACTTTCGTGGATACAGAAGGTGACAGGTGGTCTACAGCAAGTCCATATGATGAGTATGGTACTAGTGGTGGTGGATGGACACTTTGGTCTAATTACTAATGAACCTTGACGAGCAACTAGAACTCAATCACCTCTTTCTGACTGATAGAAAGTGTAAGAGTTGTGGTGAAGTTAAGAACCTTGTGGATGGTTTCTATAGAACAAGGAAAGATAGAGGACCAGTTCCATCGTCATATTCATACATCTGTAAAGAGTGTTTTATTGAAGGTGTTAAAGAAAGAAAGAAGGATAAATGTCCAAAGTCTCGGTGGGAATACCCAGATTGGTGATTTACGTCGTGTTTACCCTCTCAAAACAGTCAAATTTCTAAATATTAATAGTTAAACTGAGACCCATAGGAGAGAGAAAACATGGCTACTCCTCAATTATCTCCAGGAGTATTAGTCAGGGAAGTTGACTTAACTGTTGGAAGAGCTGAGAACGTTCTTGACAACATTGGTGCAATCGCTGGTCCATTTCCAATCGGACCTGTAAACGAACCAATTACTATTGAGACACAACAACAATTCCTGGATACTTTTGGTCAGCCAATTGGCACTGACAGACAGTATGAGTACTGGATGACAGGTAATTCATTCCTCTCTTATGGTGGAATTCTCAAAGTTGTAAGAGTTGGTGGTGATAGTCTAAACAACAGTAATGCTGCTGTAGGGACTGCATCAACAACGTTACGTATCGACAATTTTGATGATTACGAACTGAACCATAGAAATGACACGAGCTTTTATTGGTCATCAAGAAATGGTGGTCAATGGGCAAATAGTTTAAAAGTTTGTACTATTGATAATAAGTCTGATCAAATCATCAGTATTGCAACAACAAATCCTAGTGCATCAAATCTTGTAGTTGGTTATGGTGTATCTGCGGCTAGAAACGCTGTTTCAATCCCTGGTTCAGGAGCTGTTAATACTTTCACTGGTAATTTGAAAGGTATCATTACTGGTGTTAATACTGATGCTCAAAATGGTAACAGTTCTATTGAAGTAAAGGTTCTGGAGAGAGTTAGACCAAGAATTGATGACTATCAAACAATTGGTGTAACAACAACTTCTGCAGTTGCAAACGTTGGTGACACAACAATCTTTGTGAATAGTACTTCAGGTATTGCTACTGGTAACTATTTCTTAGCACCTGGTAGTGGTTCAATTGAAATCACTGGTTATGGTTCAACCTCAGTCACTCTTGCGGCTGGTATTGCTGCTTCAATGACAACTGTAGGTACTGGAGTTACTTATCAGAATCTTGTTTCTACTGCTGGTACTGTTACTCCTGTCAATTACCAACAGTATAACACCGCAAATTCCTTTGTTGAATCTGATGTTCTGAATATCACAAACAATTCAGGAACAGCTTCAGGTACTGTTACTGGTGGTGCAGTAAAAGATTGGTACGACGACCAAACTCTTGGACTTAATAACTCCACAGTGTATTGGAGAAATGTTGCACCAAGACCTGTTTCTAATAGTTATGTTACAGAAAGAAATGGTAGTAATGATGCAATTCACGTAATTGTTGTTGATGACACGGGTGAAGTAACAGGTGTACAGGGAAGTATCCTTGAAAGATTTGTATCACTTTCCAAAGCAAGTGATACAAAAGCAGATGCTGACAACCCAACTAAAGTATACTACAAAGATTATATTGCACAGAACTCTAGGTTCATCTTTGCCGGCTATAATCCATCACAAGCTGAAGACACTAATTGGAATACAATTCCAGTGGCTTCTGGTTTCTCTACAAACTTTACTAAATACACAACTGCAGAAGGTCTTTGGGGCCAAACTGCACAAAACATCAAATTCTCTTCATTGGGTAACGTAAGTTACACTCTGACAGGTGGAGTTGACTACAGTGCACAAGGTGGTATGAAAGCAGATCTTTCAGATCTTGTTACTGGTTATTCGTACTTTGATAATAAGGATGAAATTGCAGTTGACTACCTCTTGATGGGTCCTGGTCTTGAGGTTGAAAATCAGTCTCAAGCAAAAGCAAATTATATCATCTCTCTTGCTGAGTCAAGAAAGGATTGTATTGCAACAATTTCTCCACACAGAGCAAATGTTGTGAATGTA